GACCAAATTATGGAATCTATGAGTACGGAGGAGCTTAAAGATGCTCCTGCTGAGTTAGCTCATGCTACTGAGCTATCTGCTCAAGAAGAAGTAAAAGAATTAACTCACTCTCCAGAAGAAGTGGTTGGTTCAAGAAATTTAAACTTGTATGCTCAAAAGAGAGCCGCTACTACATTTGACTTAGTATTATCAAAAATCTCTAAACAATAAAACAATGCCAACTAACACATCTATCACTACTACTTACGCAGGTGAATTTGCTGGAAAATATATTTCTGCTGCATTATTATCTGCTTCTACCATTGAAAATGGTGGAATTGAAGTAAAACCAAACATCAAGTACAAAGAAGTAATCAAAAAGATTGCTACTGACGATGTACTTAAAAACGCAACTTGTGACTTTGATCCAACATCAACTGTTACATTAACTGAAAGAATCATCCAACCAGAGGAGTTCCAAGTTAACTTACAATTATGTAAGAAAGACTTCCGTTCTGACTGGGAGGCTGTACAAATGGGAGTATCTGCTTTTGATAGCTTACCTCCATCATTTGCTGATTTCTTAATCGCTCACGTTGCTGCTAAAGTAGCACAAAAGAACGAAACTAACATCTGGTCTGGTACTAACGCTACTGCTGGTGAGTTTGACGGATTAGTAACTTTAATGACTGCTGACGGAGATGTAACTGACGTAGTAGGTACTACTGTTACTGCTGCTAACGTAATTGCTGAGTTAGGAAAAGTTGTTGATGCTATCCCTGCTGCATTATACGGAAAAGAAGATTTATACTTATATGTATCTCAAAACGTAGCAAGAGCTTACGTTAGAGCATTAGGTGGATTCGGAGCTTCTGGATTAGGTGCTGCTGGTACAAACGCACAAGGTACTCAATGGTGGAACAATGGTTCTTTATCTTTTGACGGAGTTAAAATCTTTGTTGCTAACGGACTTGGAAGCAACTATATCGTAGCTGCTGAAAAATCTAACTTATACTTTGGTACAGGTTTATTATCTGACCACAACGAAGTAAAAGTTATTGATATGGCAGACATTGACGGATCTCAGAACGTGAGAATCGTAATGAGGCTGACAGCTGGTGTACAATACGGAATTGGTTCAGACATCGTTCTTTACACTCCTGCATAAGTAACACTTAAATAAAAACAAAAGGGTAGGTAAGCCGTAAAGCCTGCCTACCCTTTTTTAATTAATCTATAAAACATAAAAACATATGGCCTGCGATTTATCATTAGGAAGAATTGAGCCTTGTAAAGATTCAGTAGGTGGTTTAAATGCCATTTACTTTGTAAACTTTGGGGACTTAGGTGCCATCACTTATGATGTTACCAATACTGATGTTATTGATGCGATTGCTGGAACTCCAAGTGCTTACAAGTATGACATTAAGGGGACTTCAACATTCACACAAAACATCCAATCAGACAGAGCTACTGGTACTACTGCTTTTGAGCAAGTATTAGAAATCACTTTAAAGAAATTAAGTGTAGCTGACCACAAAGAGTTAAAATTATTAGCTTACGGAAGACCACAAGTTATCGTTGAAGATTACAACGGAAACTACTTCTTAGCTGGATTAGAACACGGAATGGATGTAACTGGAGGTACTATCGTTACTGGTGGTGCAATGAATGAATTAAGTGGATACACTTTAACACTTACAGGAATGGAAAGAGTTCCTGCTAACTTCTTAGGAGATACTCCTACTGCGGTTGGATTTACTGTTGTATCTGGTTCTTAATTGAGCAAATTCTTGCAATAAACTTAGAGGGGGCATTTGCCTCCTCTTTTTTTATACACATATATGAAACAAAAAAGTAGTTTTTAGTTATATGTATAGAACTCTTTGTTGAGTTTGTATTATAAGAAGAATATGATTAGGCTAAACCCAAATACTTCAGAACAAACTTTGCAGATAGTGCCAAGAAATTTTCCGACTCTTGCCGCGCCATTTGACAACATTAGTCTTGTTATTACTGAAGATGGAACAGGGATTAGTGAGAGTTTCTCTGATTTAGTTGCTGAGGTTGCTTCAGATGTAAGTAATTTTGTAACAATAGATGTTGCTTTCACCATCT